GGCGGTTATCAGGATTTTCAGATTAAGGTCTTTCATTGAGCGCCTCTATTGCAAATAAAAACCCGTCAATCTGCCGACGGGTGTAGGTTTGGATCTGTTCGTAACGATGGCCGTGATACATCAGGCATTGGACCAGCTCGAAGCAATCTGCTTGCCCGCCCTGACGATGCGTGTCAGGGCTTTTATGAAATTTTCGGTCAGGTTCACTTCCATCCAGTCGGCGATGATCTCGACGCCTTTTTCGGCAGGTATCAGTTTCAGGTCATCGACCGGACATCCGATCTGTTCAGCCACAAGTTGTACAGCCTGGCCGCGCATAGCCATCATGACATCAAGGTGCGTCACCTTCTCTTCCTTGACAGATACGGCTTGCAACAGGCTGCCCAGCAACGTATCAGGAAGCGCCATAAGATCAAAGGCGGACATCGGTTTGATTGTATAGGTTTTCTTTCCAATATTGTGTTTTTTTACAACAGGATATGGTGTTTCCATACATGCAACTCCTTGTTAATGTTAAGTTGCGGGGGACGGATTCGAACCGCCGACCTCCAGATTATGAGACTGGCAGGCTGCCCGCTGCCCTACCCCGCAATATGAATTTATATCAGGTTCGTTTATACCTTAAAATATAAAGGTTTCCCAAAGCGGATCGGAGCCGACCTTCAGCATTGTGACGGTCAGTTCGATCACCTTGAGCTCATTCATGATCCATGCGATATCGCCAGCCGGTTTAATTTTACACCGTTTGACAATAACCTCGCATTTCAGGCCGTTGGCTTTATCTGTGCCGACCAGTCGCAGGAAATATTCCGCATCTGTTTTAAGATTGGCTTTTACATTGTAGCCGGTCGTTTCCAGCCATGTTGATCCCACATGCAGCACGTCCGCTTCAGTGATGGCCTGGCCTGCCAACGGCTTGATACGCCCGGCTTGGTAATCTATTTTGTAATCCGTGTTTTCCACATAAGTTGTGGCATCGGAATCATCTTTAACCACAGGCGGCATGGACGGGTCAAGGTTGCGTTTCCCCAGGGGAGACCATAAGTCTATATACGCTGTCACATCCGCAGGCGTGGCCGTGTTATTCCCGGCCTCTTGTGTATATACGCTGTCCTCGCCGAACATCTCCATAGCCAGGTTTTTGCGATTCATGGATTTGGATGTTATTTTGGCTTCCTGTGCTATCTCGGTCACCATCGTGAATATGGTTTCTCCGAAATCATCGCGCCCGGCCCCTTTTTCTTCGATCTCAGTAATCGCCGGTGCGCTGATTGCAAAGCTGGGCACATGTCCGATCCCCCTTTCCCCGCCTAACGCATCGGTCGTTGCGTCATATTCCGCTAAAAAAACATCGCCTGCGAACAACGCCATTTCATCTTTTTTCATAACCATTATAAATTTCCTTTGATGTTGTATGTTTGTGCCCAGATACAAAGACCGTCCGTCGGCCGGTATATCCAAGGCATTGCTGATATCATCTGCAGCGGCAGCCAGTGGTGTATCAGTTTGGTATTGTGTAGCGCGTCATACGCGCTTTGCATCAGCGAATAAACGCCGGGGCTGTCGCCGTCACCGTGCATGGCCGATTCGTGGCCGCGCAGGTTGCGATCTCCGATAATCAGCTGTAATTCCATCTCTCCGAAATCAAGCCGGTTTTCCGTTTCGGCGGTGATTTTCGTTATGATCGTGAAAATGCAGGGGAACTGCACGGTGAGATCGTCCATTTCGCCGGTTTCCATCTGACCTGCATACATGTCAAGTGTTTTGAGTCCGGTTTCCAGCATGTGTGCCAATTGGCCAATGACACCCTGTTCTGCCAGTTTGCATGCGTCCATCAATACATTTCCAATCTGTTTTCGCTGAATATTTTTTTGCGTGAACACACCATGGACGCCGAAGGACTTGTCGGCGTTTCAGGCTCCGGCTGAAGCCCGAAGGACATATCACCTGAAGCGATTTTTTCCAAAATCCTAACCGCATTACGATAGCGCTGTTCGCGCGTATCCGGTATTTTTTCCTGAAGTCGTGAGTACAGATTGTATACAGTGATATCGGCGGACAATTTTCCTAATATTGGCGGCACATCACCGCTGATCGGCAGTTTGACAACCGCTCCGATGTACGCGTCAATCTCTTCAGACGCGCTGTCGATGCTCTCCATGAGGCGATCATTGCCGATAGCGCCGGTTTTTTCGTCATCCGTGAGCTGGATTATAGTGCGGTCAGGGAGCATTTTTTGTATATCTGTAATCTCACAATACCCCATTATTCCGTACCTCCTGTTATGTTTGTGGATTTGTCATTGCCGACATCTTCCTTGATGTCGGTTGTGGTGGTGTGTGTGGATTTGTCCGGCATCACCGGAGCCTGCGTGTTGATATTATCATGCTGTTCCGGTGCGCTGTACGTGGCATCCCCGGCCGCATTGACATTGGTATGGGTGGTAGGCACAGACGCCTGTTTATATATCGTCATCCCCATGCCGATACCCAAAATGTTGGCCGGGTTGAGCTTTTCGGCCAACACTTCGATATCGGATTTTGGCATGGCATATACCTGCCGTGTTTTTGGATAATGAAACTCCAGCGCGCGCACTCGTTGCATCGTATCCAATCTTATTTTGATCGGTTTTTGATGATAATAATCAAAATCGGCCTGCTTTTGTGCCTCCACCGTTGCGATACGTGCATCCCACGGCATTTCAACCACACTTACAACTTTTCCGTCAGTGCCGTAATTCGTGATAGTGCGCGTGCCTGTTGCGCTGCACCCCGCCAATGCGATAATAAAAACCAAACCCAAACAGATGCGGATCATTACACAACCTTACACAACCTTTTTATAAATAACCGCACCCGGTCTTTTCAGAACCGGAAGAGGCCTTGTTTCAATCTTAATCCACCGGCCGGACGGATCATTCTTTTTCCATGACTTGGAAAAGTACAACTGCCCTTTGCCTTTGGTGTCCACATTGCCCACGCCGCCGGGCGCGTCATCATCCACCACCGGTGCGAAGGGACAATCAACCAGTTGATCACACAAACCAATCAGCAGGATATGGTCAGACTCGACATAGCGTTTGCGGGTGGCATCCGTATGCACAAACGATGCGTTGTATTCATCGAGTTCGATTTCAGCCAGCGTTTTTATGCGCCCTGTTTCGGCAAGTTCCGTGCCTTTGCCGGTTTTGAGCATTTCCCGAACATCGTCATGGTCGAGCAGGGCATCCATGACGTCCGCGCCCACGTAAGCGAGCCATCCGTCAATGGTCGTGTCGCAGTCATCTTCAATCAGCCGTTTGAAACCCCGAAGGCTTTTTAACGGCGCCGATCCGGCGTCCGTCCATAAATCCGTACCGGTGAGCGCGGCCGTATGCGTTGCCGGCAAATTATAATCAACCAAAACGGTGGTCATATCCTTGTCGTAGATTTTGCCCCGCATTGCGCCGGCCGCCCAATATTCCAAGGTGCGGTTCATCAACCCCAGCATATCCATCTGTTCGAGCGCGATGCGGTCTTTCATCATCTCCGCGCCAATCGTTTTTCCCGCGGCGCGATAGCTGTTCAGCAGGGCCGCAGGGATAAACCGCTTTTGCGCCAGTCGCGGAGCCTGCATGGTAACCGTTTTGCGGCCCGTGACATCGGTTACCGTGGCTTCGGCCTCAACCGATATATTGCCAAGCAGTTCCTCTTTGCCGCTGATAATATCAAATTGCAGCAGGTCGGAAATCTGCGGTTTGGCATATTTCTTGAAGAGGCGGTTGAAAATTTTGTTTTTCGGCGCTTTGATAGCGTTGACTGACGCTGTCAGCACGCGCATTGCAAATAATTCGTTCATTTTTGTCTCCTTATTATATTACCTTATTATATCACTCCGTCTGTTATCCGAAAAATTCATCCACAAAAACACCCTGTTGTATCAGCGCCAACAGCGCCGCATTTTTCTGCGCTGTTGTGACTGTCGGCCATACCACCAGGTCGGCGTTGTATTTGCCGGCGAACCATGCCCACGACTTCACCTCAGCGCCGGGATCGACTATGTCCTCACCCAGTATGCACACCGGCTTGTTCAAGCCGTTCGCGCCGGCCGGGTCATACGGTTCGTAATTGTAGTTCGTTGTGTGTACCGCCAAAAGTGTGTATTTGGGTAAATCCGCGGCCGGATCGGCCAGCGTGATCTCTTTTTGCACACAGTTTTCGCTTTTGCAAAACGGTTTGGCAGTGTCTTCAATTTCTGTCACTCCTAATGTTCCGGACATGTTCAAATTCCTTTCTAAATCCTAAAATCCGTTAATCCTACAAATCCTAATTCAGACAGCGGTTTTTACACCCGCGCCGCGATATCCTCGCCTATTTTTTGTTCAGCGTCCGCACTCGGATCGCCAGCGGTACCCTTGGTTGCGAACTCGCTGAAAAGCGGGTTTTGCTTCGTGAAATTGGTGTCGATGAAATTCACGAACCATTGATACGGCGTTTCCTTACCCTCGCCTTCAGCGAACTCAGCTTTGGCAGCACTATCCAGTTTCGACATGAATGCGCCCAACCCCTGCGCTACCCATGCAGGCGGAATAACCTTGTCATCAATTTTCTTTTGTAAAAAGTCTTTGATTTGCTTGGCCTGCCCGGCTTTCATGCGCGCCGCTTCCTTTTCCTTCTCGGCAAATTCCGATTCGACCTGCTGTTTGACCTTGGCCACAGCTTTGTCCACGGCCGCCTTTTTTAACGCATCGATGTCAGCCTCGCTGAACGCTTTGCTGTAACAGGCCGGTTGGGTTGGCACATCCGGTATCACCCCGCCTTCAGTTTGTTTCCAAAACTTAACTGCCTCGATAAACTCTTTAAAATCCATTTTCACACCTCTTTCTTTTTCGTTAAAATTGAATGTATGATGCTCCTGTTCCATAAATTTTATATCTTCCAATCCTTTGACGGCCGGCGGAGACGCACCCAAAAACCCGACATGTCGCAAACTGCCATCCGGATAAAAAGCGGCTGACCTCTTCTTGTAGCTGCCGTTTTTGACGGCAGCGGCAAACGCCGGATTTACCTGGTCAAATTTCGCCTGAAGAAAACGGCTGCCGCTTCTGACTCGTTCGCGTAATCCTGTCACCCAGCCATACGCCGGCGCATTGTCTTTGGGATGGCCCACAACAATCGGCGGCGTGTGTTCATTTGTAAATTTATTGATAGCTCTGTCGATCAGCGCGTCGCCGTCATGCGATTTGCCTGCGCTATCGATCTGTTGCCCGCCTTTGAATATGTCAATCCAGTTTTTCATTGGTTATTTCCCTTTTATTTTGGCAATATGATTTTGTATCAATTTCCCAATCTCCGTAACATCCTCATCCTGAATCATTAAAAACGGCCTGGCCGGAATATCGCCCCAGGGGAGTTTCATTTTTCGTGTATGGGCTGCCACAAACGCCACACCGGACGCTGTTTTCTTACGCCCTTTTTTTATGTCGCGGCTTTTGATTTTGCGGACATGCGCCTTCACATTGGCCTGAACTGTGCCAAACGAGCCTTTTTCAGCGCCGAACTGATGCACAGCGGCGTATATTATATTCGTGCCGATCTGCACCGAATCACGGCCTGCCGTGTAGGTGACCGAATTCATCAGGTTCGAGTGTTCACGCAGGATTTTGGCACTTTTACCGCGTCTCGTTTGGGTGAGAGGGCCATGGCCTTTCCATAGCTTCGGCCGGCCCCCTTTTTCAAAATTGCGTATCACGGAAGCGCGTATGGTTTCGCCGATAGTTTTCATCACCGGCGTCAGGTCTTCCATCCGTGTCGCGAGGAATTGCAACCGCTCGCTGATCACATCTTCGCCTTGCGTCTGTATGTCTATCAGCACTCCGGACATATTTTCCTTTTTTTCTTGACAAGCATCGTGAAATCACATTACTTTCGATACATGGAAACTGTATTTGACAAGCATATCGCTATAACAGACAGCGAAATCGATCAGCTTCATCCCGGATGTCCGCGGCAGGAACTTGCGGAAATCTGTGAGGCCGTTGGGGAACCCGGTAATTTAACTGAGCTCGTGCTGCTGATGTCGCTCCGCGGTGACGAAAAGAAAAAAAAACAGTATTTGGCCGCAATCAAGGAGCCGGAACTGCGCGAAGCGGTATATATCAACACGTTGCAATTATCCTGACAATAACATGTAAAGGGTTTTGTAATACGTGTCCCGATTGTTGATTTGCCGAAGTGTCATTTCGATGCGCCGCGGCAAGTTTTTAATTTTTCGGGCCTTTGCTTCAGCCCCGGTTGCGAGTATATCGGACAACTTCCGGATAAAACTGTTGCGCGGATGGCTGTAATTCATCCGCACAACTTCAGGCGCTATTTTCCTGTCATCAATCCCCAGCACCGTAATCATAACGTCCAATTGCCTCACCTGCTGTCTATACCCGTATCCGCCTTCGATAATTTTTTTGTGATGTGCCGGACCGCATTTTGCGATTTTGTGGGTCAGGAGGCCGTAGGCACGCCGTGCCGTCCACTGATTAACGACCTCCTGCATCATATTTGAAGCTGATTCCTTTTTCAGCCGCCTTCCGCTCTGGTTTTGGCGAATGTGCTGAATCTCATGAAAAAGCGATTCTATGGCATATTCCTCGTTGAACGTCAGTTTTTCGTCACCTAATTTTCGGATGCCGTTGTACAGGTCTGTGCGCGGTCTGAAGGAATTGTGATTTTTGAATGTTTTGTCGGAAAACCCGATGATTCCTTTTTTAGGGTTGACCGATGCGAACGCGCCCTTGGAGACGATGCTGTGGTCAATTTTGATTTTGCCGTTCATGCCCAGCGCATCCGCAATATCCTTTTCGATATATTTGTCCAGCGCTTTTAGATTTTTGATGCGCGGCGCCCCAGCAGAGTAACGGGCGGCGGCATCCATGCCCACATTGTAATCCCAACCCGGGTCAATATGGTTAGGGATTTTATGGTTTTTACCATGCCGGTCTTTCCACACATAATGCCCGTCATTCAGCGGCCGGGTACGCGGCGGGAACTTGCTGTTTTTTTCTTCCGTCAGAAACCGTTTTTTTTCGCGTTCGCTCATGCTCACAGCAGAACAGGTGCATCCCCAGCCGTTGGGCGGGTAATGCGTTTTCCACCATTTGTGGTCAATGGGCAGAATCGTATTGACCCAGCGCTTGTGTCGCGGTCGTTGTTTGCGGCTGGAAGATTCAACATATCGCAAATACGGCCGCAGTTTCTTTACGGCTGGGTCGTTCATTTGTTTCCAATGGCCGCGGTGATGCGCAACCTTCAAATTGGTGTTCAGCATGATGCGCGTGCGCCAGTTGCGGCCGCCTTTGTAACCCCAGCCGTGTTTTTCAACGATTTCGTCAAATGTTTGGCGAAATACTTTTATAGCGCTGCCATGTCCCTCACTGAGGGATTTATCCACGGCCCGGCGCAAATCTTCGATCAGGTCGGCTTTGACCGCGCCGGCCGCTGAAAACGCCTTCAGGTGCTGTTCTTTCATCAGCGTATCCCAGTGTTCCGCAGGCATATTCAATTTGCTTTTGAAATACGCAATCGCCTCTTTGAAAGGTAAACCAATATGTTGCACCGGGGTTTTCATATTGAATATTGTTTTTTCTTTATTCGATGTTCAATGTTGAAAGTTCGATGTTGAACGTTTATCTTTTTACAGCGCTTCATACCTGCCGGAAAGCGTCGCCAGTGTGAGCGCTTCTTCCATGGCCTCGGCCAACGCCGAATCATCCATCTCTCCATATAAATCCAGCAGCCGGTCGCGGAACTCGGCCAAATCGCCGCTTTCATCCAGCAATTTTTTCACTGGGGTATATAAGGAGGCCGCGCCGTCACTGACCGCATCCAGCGCTTTGTCTGTGATGCGATCCGAAACTGACTTTGCCGAAGCGGAGCCGGCTTCGGCAAAATCCGGAGGTTGTTCCGCTTGCGACGGCGCGGCAGGGGCTGCCGGTTGTATTTCGATTTCATCATCCTTAAACCCGTAAACCCGCGTGTAGTACGGTTTCGTAAAACTGACGCCCTGTTTGTTCAGCTCGGTATCACGCACAGCGCGTTCTGTCTGAATGTTTTCGTCTTCTATAAATCGAAAAACAGGAGCTGCGCCAGAGCCGAAATTCAATTCCGAATACCATCTTAAAAGCGTATCAAATTGTCCGGCTATCATCTTCTGGTCTTGCTCGACCAGTTCCGAGCGCACCTGCATGTGAGTTTGCGAAGCCGAGTAGGAGCCGCCTTTGTCGATTTCGGTGGTGAGGGTTTGGCCAAGTATCGCTTTGCTTATTTCGCGGTTGGCTGAAGAAATCAGTTTTTCGTATATATCCGCACTGGCTGATTTTGCGCCTGTGTCCGGATGCTCCACACTCTCGTCGGAATTGACCACCGCCACAGCATCTGAAACCATTGCCTTGAGATTGGCCAGCAGTTTGGCGCGGTCAGGGTCAGATGTATTGCGTGACACCTTGCCCACAGTCCAGGGCATACCGTATTTTTCGGTAAAAACACTCCAGAAACGCCAGCCGCCGCGCTTGAACGTCACCGGCCAAAAACAACGTGCCAGCAATCTTTCGCCGTAGGGATTGTCATAGCTGGCAAAATGACGCGCCAGCAAAAACTTATACGGCGGCAGCTCTTCACCTTCGATCACATTATCGCGGCTGACAAAACGCAGATTGTTTTCAAAATCAAATGTGAACCATTCAACCGGCTTGGCCTGCACCGATTTCGGCGACCAGTGATTACCCGATGATTTCCAACAGACTTCCACAGGCGACATACCATAAAAAGGGGCATCCAGCATATCCGCAATCGTCTGGTGCATATCTGTTTTCCGAAGCATGGCCTGGCATAACTTCACACGGCGCACCGGTACCGCGGTGTCATCACCGGCCGCAACCTTCCATTCGCGCGCTAACGTGCCGCTTTTGCGGCTCTGGAGGCACGCCCAGACATGCGCGTCCGACGTTAGATCACGATACACCGTCATGTCTTCGCCGAGCTTGCGCAGCACCGGATCAGGATCGGGCAGCGAACCCCACATCACGTCTCCGTCCCAGCGGCGATGCCTTGTGGCTATTTCATTTAGCATGTTAAAAGCCTCCACGATGGTACCGGTACGCACGCGCCGACTGAGACAGGCGCCACACCCGAAATATCAATCAGCCCATAGTCCGGCAAATCCAAACCCGCTGCGATCACCGGCAATTCGCCGATATAATCAATCCGCCTGCCGGTGTTTTGAACGTTCATCTTTTCGCAAACCCGCGGCTGATCGCATACCCGAACCCGCCCAGCCCTGCGAAAATCGTGCCAATCGTGCTTGTCGCCTGGGACGCCTCATGCGCGCTGATGTACCCGCCCGAAGCCAACGCGCCGAATGCCATTGACGCTATCGCCATCCAAAACTCGGTTGTTTTCCATCCGGGGCCAACGCGCCGAATGCCATTGACGCTATCGCCATCCAAAACTCGGTTGTTTTCCATCCGGGTTTGACGACTTTGTCTGTTTTCGCTTCCGGAACAATGATTCTTCGTTGAGTAACTTCCATTTTAAGCTTTCCTTTTTTTAAAATTATCACTTAAAAAATAATCCGCGCCCATTAATCTGATTGGCCGCGGTTCAGACATTCATTGCAGATTATAATTGACCGGCGCATAAGCACCGGCCATCAGCCTGGCGCCGCCGCTTACAATTTTCGGCACCCCTTTGTTAAATCCATGTTCCTGCAGCAGCTTGACTGCGCCTTCAAGCGCGTCAGGGCCGTCGTCATGCACATTTCGATTCAGCAGATAAATCAACTGTTCGACCAAAACATCCTGGTCACTGTGATTCCTGCGGAATCGCAGTTTGCCGTATTCGACCAGGTACTGCAATGTCGTGATGATCCGCCCGATTTTGTTTGTTCGATGTAATATCGGCTGCCATGGCAGCCACACACCGGTTTTTGTTGCGTGATCGTTGATCGCTTCGTGCAGGAAATCGTGCAGCATGTTTTCTTCAATGCCTGATGCGAAGCTGTCATATTCGCGGTTCTGACGATGCACTTCATCAAGCATTTCCGTGATTCCCGACTGTCTTATCCACGCATGTAATACATATAACTTAGCGGTCCGCGGGCATTGGCCAACCGTTATTGTGGCTTTGAAATCGTTGCCTTCCCCACTTTTCGCGGACGGGTCTGTGAATGTGGCGACTGTCAGACTTGCGGGCAACTCGTCATCATCGTAATACTGTATGATTTCTGCCGGAAACGGCGAATCGCCGGCATCGGTCAGATTCATCATCTCGGCGTTGAAATCCACCGCACCCATCTGACGCTTTTTTTGATTCAGCCGTTCAGGCGTCCATTTTTCAGGCCAGAGCGGTTTTTGGTTGTGTTTGCCGTAATTCAGCCATGCCTGATAGACGTGTGATTTGTATAATTTCTCGCCCTGCTCGTCCTTTTCCGCTATCATCCGGGACAAAACAGATTTGGGATGAAAAAGATTGCCCACCATCAAAAACGTAAATCCTTCGCCCATAGACCCGATAACAGCGCGTTTCAGCCATGCCATGCCTTTTTTTATAAGCCGAGGATTTTCCACGTTGACATCATTTTCAAAGTCATCAACCACAGCAAAATCAGGCCGATGTTGTAAATTTTTCAGCCCGCGCACCTTTTCCCCATGCCCGCGTGCCAGCACCCGAATTCCGGTTTGTGTGACAAAATCGTTTTTTTTCCAAAACAACGTGCGCTTGCCGTGTTCTTTTTGCAAATCCCCGAAATCATGGTGCAGGCGCTGATTGCTTTCCAGTTCCACCCGAAGCGGCACCGTGAAACCGGTTGCCTGATCATTGGTATCCGATATGATCAGGATAAAATGGCGCTTTTTGAAACAGATCATATATAACGGCACCGCAAACGAAAAAAACGTTGATTTCCCATGTTCACGCGGAGCCGCCAAAAAAGCCGCTTCATCCCGCAGTTTGGTGTAATCTTCCCAGTCCGCGTGAAAATCGCCAAACGGAACAGAAAAATAGTGTGGCAGATAAATCTCGCAGAATCTGAGCAGGTCATGTTCGGACTGTTCCCGGCGCAGCTGCATTTTTGTGGCACTGTCTTCAGGAAACGGCGACACCGCCCCGGATACCCACTGATTGAGCCTCTCAGCCCACTTGTCGTAATCTTTTTCGGATAACCGGGGACGTTTACGCATATTCGGCCTTATATTTGGCGGTTAGAAATTCCATGTTACGCGCCAGCACACCGAACCCTTCAGGGTCGGTCTCCTGAATTTTATGTATGATCCATTCCAAATGTTCCAAAAATAACGCCGGCCGGTCGGTCGTGTCAGATTGGATTTTCACTTTTTCACGCCGTACATTGGCGTTTTGGAGGGACGCGAATGCTAATATGATTTTGTTTTGTTCCAGGATGTCAATATCGTCATTGACCAACGCCGCCATGATTTTTTGCACCATCAATTTGCCGGCAGCCTCTTCCATGGTCAGGCTATCGCCATCTTTCGATTTTATAACCTTCGATTGTTCCTCGAATCGCTTGATATTTTGGTACGCCTCAAAAAACGCCTTGCCATAGCGGCCCACCGCAGAACGGCTTATATCAAACCCTCTGCGCTTGCACCATTGCGAAATTTCCTCATAAGTGGCGGATTCTTCCAACAGCAAACGATGCAGCTCTTCGCGAACATCAGCAGGGATCTCTGTCTCTATCTTCGACCGGCGGCGGTGTTGTTTGTGCGTCATCAGCCTATCCGTTCTTCCAATTCTGCAATATCATCATCAATCAGCCCCAATAGGACTGCCAGCCGTTGCATTTCATCGTTATATTCGTTCAGCAGTTCCCAGTTGATGTCACGGATTTTACGCCGTGTGTATGCGCTGGTGCTGTCACGGTGTTTTTGCACCGCATTGGCCAGCGCGACTTCGCCGTCCATGCGGCGCAGTTTCAGTTCTCTCAATCGTGATTTTGCGAGCTGTATTTCGGTCATTTGGTAATCCTTTGGCATTGCTCAGTGAAATATTCGCGGTTGCTGTTAATCTTGTCTTCGATTCGCGTCAAACACACGCTGACGTGATAGATCAGTTCCAGTAATTCATCGCTGGTTTTTTGCGCCTTTTTTACGATCTCAACATTATTTTCGTACATCTTGCGAAAACTGGCGGCATCATCCCTGTATTGCGTCAGCAGGGCGGCAATCTGCCGCTGGTCATACCACCAAATGATAAATATCAACCCTGGGACACCTAATTGCAGCCCGTATTCAAAAATTTTTTCGAGCATCATAGTCAAGTCTTCCCGTCATTGAGCGTAACCTTGCGCGCATGCAGCTTCTCAAACCCGATATACGGAATATGGCCAATGTCGCCGTTGTCATACCGGATTTCGATATGCTCTTCCGACAAATCTTTGATTCTCGCAGTTTCAGACCCCGTGGCCGTGGGCAGCCGCATGGTGTCATCGATGCCGAAAAGGCCGCGCTGAAACGCATGATAGCCCACTTTGCGCGCCACGTCATTTTCAAAACGCATTTTGAAATACGCACCCGCCCATTTTATAAAAATCAATGCCGCGATGATAAGCACCGCCAACGCTAAGACGATCATCAGTTCAAACGCGCCCATCTGCCCTGCTGTTTTGCCAATTTCAGATACAAACCCGGCTGTTTTTTCTACATCCATGTCAACTCCTTTTGTCGGATAGTGGTTATTTTAAGCCCTTTATACACAAAGAAAATATGAATGTTTATCCCAACTTTTTGGGATAAACATTCATTTTCCGGCGTGCTATGCATTGCCCATGACAATCACATTGGACACAATCGAATTTATCAATCCGGTCACCGGTAAACCCGTCAAACTCAAGCTGTTTCCTGAAACGTTCGAGCGTCAGGTGATCAGCACCGAGTGGGAACGCGCCATCGATGGGACTCGTCACGAGTGGAGCCGGGACACGCCCGGCCACGCATTCGACCTGACAGGCACGGACAAGACAGGCTATGTCGCCAAAGCGACGCTCGATGCTGTCAACACCCTGGCTACAGTCAAAAACGCCACATACGAATTAAACTATGAAGGCACACTTTACAGCGTGTCGTTTCGTTTTGAAGACCGCCCTGTTATCACAGCCGATCCGGTAATCTATCAAATACCGGAAGCTGCCGGAGATCTTTATAATAATATCATGATAAAATTATGGAATAGGGGATAAATACAATGATATTGCCGAGCGAACTGAAATATTATCATGCGAATAACGTGGTGAACACGGATGCCAACGGCGGGCCGCGCGGTACGCTGGAGTTTGTGCACGGCGTCTGTCAAAATGTGTTTCCGTTTGTGGACGCTACCGAGCGGGCCGCGGGGCTGACGCGCTACCGCCAGAGATATCTCTGGAACAAGAACGCTGCTAATGAAAACGCGCAAAACAACAAGGCGTTTTTCAGTATTCCATCTCAAGCGGATGATCGCTATGCGATGTGTTTAGGCATACCGAGCGAAACACAAGGCCAAATGAAAGCACGCACAAAGCCGTGGGTGGGGCCTTTCCAACTTCAGACGGCCATCACCGGCGGCCCATCACAAATTATTGTTACAACTGAAGGCGCTGATATTCAGTTTATCAACGGCGGGTTGGTGAAAATCACGGACAGCTACAAGGTGTCGGAAACAATCGCCCCGGGTGTTGTGATCGGTGATTCGGTGCAGTGGAACACCACGGCCAGCCAATGGGAAACTGTTACGGCAACCGAGGATATCACCTATCCCAAAGGGCGTTATTTGGGCGGTGGGACTGTCGAGACCTTTACCACAGGTACGTCTCATGTGGATTATCTGGTGTTGCCTGAGAATCTGTACGAAGATGAAAATATCGGCACGGGTGACGGTTCGTCAACAACACCCGAACTGACCACGCTGACAAACAATGCGAATGGAATAGTCGATTTTGATGCTGATATGCTGCCTGTCATCACGGCGACCTGCGGCGGTACAGCGCGTACCGTCACTGTCGCTGCGGACGGCAGTTGCACTGGTTATTGCTCTGCCGGCACCCTGAACATGGTAACCGGCGTATGGGACACTGACATCGTCTGGAACTCCGCGCCCGATAATGCCACAAGCATACTCGCCACATACCGTGAAAAATGCTACTCTTATTCCGGCAATGTTGCGACAATCGCACTGGCCTCGCAGGTGCCCAATGCGTATGCCACCGCAAACACTTTCGGTTCTGGAATTCTTAAACAGGCCTCGATCCGGCCATATATAGAAAACTGGACGGAAACAAGCGCGGCAGGTGCCTACGATGAAAGCGGCTACCCATTGGCTATGTACAACCTCGGTGCCGAACATGACCACATCACGATCACTTTTATAACAGCAACAACGTTCACTTGCACCGGAACTCGATTCGGCAGCTTGGGTGCCGGCAGTATCGCCGCAAATTTTGAACCAATCAACAGCGCAACCGGCGTCACTATGTTTTCAATCTATGCTGCAGGTTGGGGCGGTACGCACGCAGCCGGCGACACGTATGAATTCGATCTGTTTGGCAGCGAGATGTGTACATGGCTGCGGCAACTGCTACCCGCTGGCATGGCGGCGGTAGCGGAGAACCAATTTTCCACAACCCACGTATGGGAATAAAACTGACATGGGTGCGATACATCACACTTTTCCGATTGTTTTGGAATATGAAACCAAGCGACGTTCTTTTCCGATTGTTTTGGAATATGAAACCAAGCGACGTTCTGTGTCCACAGGACACGGCCTGAATGTGCGCAATAGCATTCCAATTGTTTATAACGGTCTTCAGGAAAAACGTTGCAACTACGCCATGCCCTACAACGAACAACTGGAACTACGCCTCAGCCACCCTGTGCCGATTTTCGCACATAACCCGCCCATGGAAATGCGCCATACCCATCCGGTCGCATATCAGCCGCGAGTCATTGTGACTCATTCGATCAGTGTTGATGTGTATCTCGCGGATCAGAAAATAACACATTTGATATCGGCGGTCACCATCGAACATTCGGAAGAGAATCCGCACAATACTATTGACATACAGTGCTTTGCACCTCAATTACACCCGGTTGCAAACGCACTGGTAGATAGTGGTGTGCTTACGGTATGCACGGACGCGCAGGTTGAAAAATTCCTGTTGAAAAAGGTGGACGGGAGCACTCATTCGTTTGCGTTGTTTGGCCTATCCTTAGCGACAGCATTTGATAATGTTGACACCGAACTGACGATTAGCACACTGCAACTGGCGTCTGCCGTTGCAACGAACGTCAAAACAGGCGTCTCGTGGCATGCACCGGATTGGACATTTGACGACTACGGCTTCGCCGGCACCCGTATGGCGATACTGAAACGCCTGTCTGAAGCCTGTGGTGCGGTCGCCCGTTGCGCTGTTGACGATTCTGTTTTTGTGCGGCCGATGTATCCGGTACGCCCGATTGATATGCTGTCAGCGGATTATGATTTGATCATCAGAGAATCTGACATCCTTGAAATCGCAATCGAAAAACTGGAAGGCGACGGATACAATCAGATCGATATCTTAGGTCCGTCTTTTAATGCTGCTGACATTGCCCCTGAAATCGTCGTCGAGCGCGACCCTGCTCCGGGAATAGGAAAAGATGTTTTTGTGCGCGCGTATTTTCCAACGCCCACGCCACCTGTGATCGACGCATCTGTCACAGCAGGTGTGATCAGCCGCGCCGGAAAAGTGACAGAGGTGATCACCGAGCGCGTCACGTTCGATGGCGGGTATGCGCAGGCAAAATATCCGATCAAATCAATTGTCGCTTTTCAGTGGTCAGGCAGAGGTTCCGCACCTGTGGAAGCCAGCGCCTATTCACGCACGCTGACCAGTTCGAAATTGTGGGATACAGGGATGCTTACATATCTGACAGAATATGTGCGCTGGCGGGTGTACGGCCATAACACCGATTATATCCGCGGCCA